ATGCAGCACTAAGAATTATCCTTATGCACGCATTTGTGCCACAGAAGAAGTTTATTCTTCCAGAAGGTGAACCACCATACAAGCCATCTGCTGAACCAATGGGTATGACGCCGACTAACCTGTTCACCGAACTACGTCGTATGTACGTCTTTTTGCGTGAAGATTTGACCCCTCTCAAACGAGAGAGTCTTTTTATCTCCCTTCTAGAAGGTGTCCACCCCGAAGAAGCGAAGATGTTGATCGCCGTAAAAGACCAAGAATTGCACAAATTATACCCGAAAATCAACAGAAAGCTGCTAGAGAAGGCAGGGCTGTTGACTCCGAAGGCTAAAAAAGACGAATAAATCGCTTTACTTTAATTCCAACTTATGGTATAATATAAGTATGGAAAGTTAAAAAGGATTTGTATGAAACGAGCGATAGTGTTATCCCTGTTTGTTAGTACCAGTGCCATGGCTCTAGACTTTCAAACAGAGTGGGCTAAGTTTGCTGATGACTTTGCTAAACTGAAACCAAAGGTGAATGTTACAGTAGATGTACCGAAAGTCGGTAGCGTCTCTGTTGAAGATGGCGAAGTTAAGAAGGTTGACCCCAAGTCGCCTGATCGACTAGGTTATTCTCTTCAGGATCCCAAACTGCGTGAGCGTGTAACCTCGCTCTACCAAAAACCTGACACTGTCGTTTACTCTACCACAATTCGTTAATCGGAGATTTATATTATGAAAAAAGTGATTCTTGTTGCCGCAATGGCTGTTGTTCTTTCAGCTTGCTCTACCACTAAGTCTATTGACCTTGACACAGTATCCAAGGATGCAGTCAAGTACACCCAAGAGTTTGGTAAGGTTGAAGTCACATTCAACGATAAGGGTGAGTGGGAATCTGTGAAGTCCACTGGCACTTCGGCTATTCCTATGAGCGATAACGCTGCTCTTGAGCAAGCAATGAACGTTGCTACAATGCGTGCCAAGCGCAACATTGTAGAGTTTATCCAAACTGATTTGCAGTCGAGCAAGTCGCATGAAGCGATTACAACTGCTCTGGCAAAAGATGTGGCATCTGATGACGCCAAGTCACGCGAACGTGCTGGTAACATCGCTACAAAGATTCAGGAAAAGATTACAACCCAAGCCGATGGTTTGCTGAAGGGTGTCTATATCACTGATCGTAAAATCTCTGGTGATAAGACCATGGCTGTTGTAACTGTTCAAGTGGATAAGCGTTCAATGCGTGCAGCCCAACAAGTTCGCACTGCCTTCGGTCAATGAGATACCTGTTGCTTCTTGCTGCCTTTGTAGCATTCAATGCTCAGGCAGAAGTTAAAACTGTTCAAGCCTCTGGCACTGGTGATACCTGTAATCAAGCGTTGACCGCTGCAAAGCGTTCAGCCTTGGAAAAAGCAAACGGCTCTTTCCTCCACTCTGTGGAGAAGTCTAAGGATGGTTCGTACCATTCCAAGATTGAAGAGTATAGTGGTGGTGTAATCAAATCGTTCAAGTATCTTCGTGATGATTGTACGTTTGTGATCATTGAAGCTCAAGTTGATGTGCGCTCGAACATCGTTCAGATCAACGGTACTGACTTGAATAAAGATCAGATCGTTCACATCAAAGGTATTAGAGAAGAACGCGATCGTAAACAATCCGCTGTTAACCTTTTGGATAATCGTCGTGACGCTGTCTATTTTAGAACAGACAAAATCGAAGCAAACATCCAAGACAACTCTGAATGGGTTGACGTTGCTATCAACGGTGAGTTTGCTTTCAAGGATAAGTGGAAAGCTGACTGGAAAGATGTCCGTCAGATGTTTGGTTACTTTAACCTGCCATCGTTCGCTAATGATGCAGAAGTTCTCGTGACTGGATATGATGAAGATGGTAAGAAGGTGTTTGATCGTAAGATTCAACGCACTTTTACTGCTGGTGGTGAATGGAAGATGTGGTACATTACCAACTATGGTGTAAACCGTACAGTTGAAGTTCGTGTCCATCAAACTGATCCACTGAAGGTTAAGTTTCGTGTGCCTCTTGATCAGTTAGAAAAGGTCAAGACATTTAAGGTTGAAGTTGTATGAAGAAAAAGTGGGTTGATGCGTTCATGGATACAGCCGAGCGATTTGCTCAGTTGTCCAGTGCAGTCCGTCTAAAGGTCGGCGCAGTTGTTGTGAAAGACAACCGCATCATCTCTATCGGCTACAATGGTATGCCAGCTGGTTGGACAAACGAATGCGAATACGAAGTTGGGTTGAACCCACTCGGCACCGCTGTTGGTGAAAAAGTACTGAAAACGAAAGACGAGGTAATCCATGCAGAAGCTAATGCTATCGCCAAACTGGCTCGTGATGGCGAGTCCGGACTTGGTACTGATGTGTTCTGTACTCATGCTCCATGTATTCAGTGTGCTAAGATAATGTATGGTGCAGGTGTCAAGAAGGTTTATTATCGAAATACATATAGAGACACCAAAGGGTTGGACTTTCTAGAGAAGTGTAATATTGAAATCGAAAGGGTTTAAAATGTCAGTTACAATTAAAAATCTTGAGTCAGCCTTGGCTGGTGAGTCTATGGCTCATATCAAGTATCGCTATTTTGCAAAGATCGCACGTGAAGAAGGCTTTGAAGAAGTTGCTAAACACTTTGAGCATACCGCTGAACAAGAAGTTAAGCATGCTTGGGGTCACCTAGAACTTTTGATTGGTCGCCCAAATACACGCGAGTGTTTGGAGAAAGCTATTGAAGGTGAGACATATGAGTTTACAACCATGTATCCAACCTTTGAAGCAATCGCTGCTCAGGAAAATCATGCAGTCGCTCGTGGTGAATTCCTAGAGCAGATTGATGAATCTAAAGAACATGCTGCACAATTCGCAGCTGTATTGAAGAAAGCCGAAGCACGTTTCAAGGCACTCAAGGGTGTTGAAGAACGTCATGCTAATGCGTACAAAGAAGTCTTGAAAGGATTGTAAAATGTCAGATCAAAAAGAAGTTATCTACGTTTGTGTTGTCTGTGGTCACACATTGAGCGAAGCCGATTGGTTGAGCCTTCCTGACACTGTAAACTGCCCAGAGTGTGGTGTACACAAAGACGACTACGTCCGTACAGAGTTGTAAAAATATTTGATCAAAAAGTCAAAAAAGACTTGACTTTTAATCAAACCTGTGGTATAATTCTTATAAATAGTTCTACTGGAGTTGAAAGACTCTGGTAGAAAATTCTAAAAATCGCTTTACTTTAATTAGGAAATAGGGTATAATTCTTCTATGAACTCGAAATTGTTAAATTCCAGAATGCATAAACAGCTTCCGCAAGTAGCTGCATGGAATTGCACACGCCCAGAGTTTACAGAAGGCTCAGGATATGCGATTGAAAGCGATACTGGGGGTTTTGGTAAGTTGATGTAACGATACGTCTAACTTCTATTTACCAAAACCCCGAAGATGAAAATCTCGGGGTTTTTTGTTTTTAGCGATCAAAAATCGCTTGACTTAAATTAGGAACTGCGTTATAATACGTGTTCTGATGTTCTTTAAAAATTTGGGACTTTGTTTTAAAACGGCTTGGGTTTGAAAGTCGGGGTAAGTGACTCGGTGTAAACTGATATCGACCTCCCTGTTAGTATTGCCTAAGTCGTTCTGTTCCTCCATGGTGTAATGGTAACACAACGGGCTTTGAACTCGTTATCGTTGGTTCGATTCCAACTGGGGGTGCCAAACAAAAGCACACTGCAGCTGAGGCTAGGTTGTTATGTGGAGCATAGCTGGATCAATAGTATCTGGTCATCGGTTCAATTCCGATAAGTGTGCTTTTGTTTGGTTCAATTAACAGGAGAAAGTAATGAAACGAAAACAAATGGCTGCTCCTCGTGAACGTAATCAGTTCGTGGCTGCAGCCCTATTCCGAAAAGCGGGTGCCCACTGTAAATCCAACAAGGCAGTCCGTCGTAAACAAAAAATGGATGTCTTAAAAGGGTTTGTAGTTTAACGGCAAAAACATCTGGCTTTTAACCAGTAAGACTCTCGGTTCGAATCCGAGCAGACCCACCAAGAATTCTTAGGGGTGGGCATAGTGTAGTGGTAGCACCCAACTCTGTGAAAGTTGTAGTATGGGATCGTAACCCATTGTTCACCCCTAAGAATTTTTAGTGCCCTCGTAGCTCCAATGGTAGAGCAGAGGATTGAAAATCCTTGTGTTGCTGGTTCGAATCCAGCCGTGGGCACCACAAATTATTCCTTCATAGCTCAAAGGTAGAGCAATCGGCTGATAACCGATAGACCGAGGATCGTTACCTCGTGAAGGAACCAAGTTTAGACCGTTAGAATCGTTACAGCAATTAAAAATAATCTTTCTGGAAAAAAGAGGGTCTGGGTTCGAATCCCAGCGCTGAGTTGGTCTTCAGTGTGGTGTAATGGGAGCACGATAAAAGCGATTCTGTTATTGGTGATATGGCGTAGATGGATGCGCACTGGCTTCATAAGCCAAGGAGAGTGGATCGATACCACTTATCACCACCAAAGATTTTGGAAAGTAATGCAGCTGCGTTGGTGCGGCGACCAGCCTTGAAAACTGGGTTCTCAGAAATGGGATGGGGTTCGACTCCTCTGCTTTCCGCCAAATTTGCCCTATTAGTTAAATGGTAGAACATCGGTTTTGTAATCCGAGGACGGGAGTTCGATTCTCTCATGGGGCACCAATTTTTAGGATGAGTTCTGCAACACACAAGAACACCAAACTTTTAATTTGACCTGTTCGTCAAAATCATCCTGTTGTATTATGTCGCATTAGACTTCTGGTGAGGTCATCACCCTTTCAAGGTGACCAGACGGGATCGTAACCCGTATGCGACTCCAGAGCAAAAAGAAGGTGGTACTCATCTTGACTGAGTCACTTCTCAACGTTTGTTAGTTTATATGGGTGATATCAAAACTAACGCAAAGAAGGAAACTTCTTTGCTCCGTAGAATCCAAGCAAGGTGCAAGGACTTGACTGTTAATCAATGATTAGACTGGTTCGATCCCAGTGTACGGAGCAAAGAAGTTTTTCAGGGAATAGGATAGTGGTAGTCGACGAGTCTTGGATACTCGAGGTGGGAGTTCGATTCTCCCTTCCCTGACCACAGAATTATTGGGGGCAGTAGTGGGCTACGGCTCTCCCTTGCAAGGAGGGTGTCTAGAAGGATTCGATTTCCTCGGTCTCCACCAATATATGCGTTGTAAACTTTGATGATGAAGTCTCGGCTCTTAACCGATGAGAAGACAGTTTGAATCTGTCACGACGCACCAAGTTTTAGGTTAGTTACAGCAAAAATTAATGCACTGTCAATGGTTGACAATTTTCTTTCTACGAAAACGTTTGTGGGTTCGATCCCCACTGCAAAACAACTAGCCTGTTGAATTATGTCCCTTTAGCATAACTGGATAATGTACCATCCTACGAAGTTGGGGTATGCAGGTTCGAATCCTGTGGGGGACGCCAAGTTTTAGGATACTTTCAGCAACATAAAATGCAATGAAAGCCTCGTGTCGGTGGTGCAAATCCACCCTCCTCCACTAAACTTATTCCTGTCATATTGGTCTATGACTTGAAGAGCGTTAGGACTTAGAGTAACCAACTAAGGAGTTCGATGAATAAGTTTAGTGGAGGAGTAGCTCAGTTAGTAGAGCAGAGTTAAAAGCGTATCCTGTTGATTATGGAGATATGGTCGAGTCTGGTTTATGGCACCTGTCTAGAAAACAGGCAACCCGAAAGGGTTCGTGGGTTCAAATCCTACTATCTCCGCCAATTATGCCGCTGTCGTCTAATGGTTAGGACACTTAAAAAGGTGAACCTGTCAAGGTTACGTTCAGCATATCAAATTCCATGTCAAGGAAGAGATCTAGGTTCGAATCCTAGCAGTGGCGCCAAGTTTTAGGTTATTTGCAGCAAACAAAATTCATAGGTTCGACTCCTATATTACTCACCAAAATCCGAGTGATTGCATGGCGCAAACAAGATAACCTGTTGTTTAACTTTAATATGAAAGGGCACGTTATGCCAAGTGTATTCTTAACAAGCGATACGCACTTTGGTCACGTTGGTGTGACGAAGTTCTTGCGTGAAGATGGTACCAAGTTACGTCCATGGGACTCCGTTGAAGAAATGGATGAAGCCATGGTTAAGGCTTGGAACGAAACTGTAAAACCAACTGACAAGGTTTACCACTTAGGTGACGTTGTCATTAACCGTAAAGCATTAAGCATCTTACATCGTTTGAACGGTGATAAGGTCTTGATCAAAGGCAACCACGATATCTTCCGCTTAGAGGAATACACTAAGCACTTCAGAGATATTCGTTCAAGCCACGTGATGAATGGAATCATCTTGACTCACATTCCTGTTCACACTTCACAGTTGTATCGTTTTGGTTGCAACATCCATGGTCACTTACACTCTAACAGAGTAATGACTGATGATGGTTTTGTTGACCCTCGTTACTTCTCTGTCTGCGTTGAACAAACTGATTTCAAGCCTATATTATTTGAAGACGTTATACAGCGTATCAAAGATCAAGGTGGAACAGTTGGATTCAAGAATGGTAACTATTAATGGAGAGTGGGCAGGATGGTAATGCAGCGGTTTGCTAAACCGTAGATCTCAGGAATGAGGTCAGTGGGTTCGATTCCCACACTCTCCGCCAATTGTAATGTAGAGTCGCTCTCTACCGCAGACGTAAGCGAAATGCGTGACAGTCGAGGAGAGACCCGAGCCAAATTCAAAAGCAACCGACTCTGAAAATGCGATTTTAATAAATAGTTGCATAGGAGGGTTTTATGGGTGCTAATCAATATTCTTACGGCAAGAAAATGTCTGACGAAACTAAGAAGAAGTTGTCGGATGCTAGTAAGAAACAAGTTTGGAGTGAAGAGCGAAAACGCTTACACTCTGAGAGAATGAAAAAAGTGGTCGCTTCTAAACCAGAGTCTTATTCTTCTGGTAATAGAGGCAGGGTTAAACGAATAGAGTATGATGGTATCTCATTTCAAGGTAAATGGGAACTATACTTCTACCAATGGTGTAAGGCTAATGATGTTGATATAAAGAAGTGTAATGAATGGTTCGAGTATGAATGGAATGGGGTGCGAAAGTATTTCCCAGATTTCTATCTACCAGAACATAATGTATATGTTGAAGTCAAAGGATATAAAACTGAAAGAGATGAGGCTAAATGGTCTCAATTTCCGAAGAAGTTATTAGTCGTTGACAAGAAAGATATACCAAAACTTCTTGATAACACATATAAGTTGGGTCTATAGCTCAAGGGTAGAGCAGCGAACTCATAATTCGTTGGTTACAGGTTCGAACCCTGTTGGACCCACCATGCGGATGTGACGGAATTGGTATACGTGCTAGACTCAAAATCTAGATTCTGCGAGTTCGAGTCTCGCCATCCGTACCAGATAATGTAGGTGGAGCCAGATGGTCGGGCACTGGATTGCAAACCCATGGAAGCAGGTTCGATTCCTGTCACCTACTCCAAAAAATATTTGATAAAAAGTCAAAAATCGCTTTACTTTTATTCATGATCGTAGTATAATTAATGTAATGAGCGAGTATGGAGAAATTGGTAAACTCATCAGACTTAAAATCTGACGTCGAAAGGCTTGACGGTTCGAGTCCGTCTACTCGCACCAAGTTTTGTCCCGTTAGCTCAGTGGATAGAGCATCGGTCTTCTACACCGTGGGTCGGGAGTTCGAATCTCTCACGGGACGCCAAAAATAAAACTTGACTTTAATTCAAGTTTGTAGTATAATTAATGTTGTTAAGTTAGTTCTTAAAGACCTTTCTAAGTCACTACGTGGAGTCGGGTGCATAAGGCAATTTTAGGGGAATCGCTGGAAGAGTGATTCGGTTAGAGTTGCGTTGGGATAGTTAGGGGCAGACTCTACAATTTGCACGATTCGTCTATCGGTTTAGGACACCAGCCTTTCACGTTGGTAAGACGGGTTCGATTCCCGTATCGTGTACCATATCAAAACGCTAAAGCGTTGGTGGTGTGACGGATTATCAAACGATTGCTTCCCACATGCAGGAGTTGTAGATAATGCGTTTTGATATGGTAAATGTTATCTGCAGGTAGCATCCATGCTGGAGAGTAATTAACTTCAGGAACTCGTAGTCTTCTAATTTGGTAAGAAAGCCTCGTTATGGAGGTTAATGTTGGTTCGATTCCATCCTACAATGAGTTTGCATAATTAGATTTTATACGCATGACACTTCACTGTCAGCAAGAGAAAGTCACGCTACAAAGGTTTCTTCGAAGGACTGATGTAGTAGAAGGGGATGGGTTCAACTCCCAACCGATCGGAAGATCGGGGCAGATTGGTTGCTAACTGGACAAGTATCCCAAGTGACGTACCGAGTCCTGGTCGACCTTGTATAAACAGGTGAATGGTATCAATAACGATGGTGATACAATGAGGTTGTCAGTCGTATAAAATTTTGGAGATGTAGGAAAATTGGTAACCCCAGTGGACTGTAAATCCGCCGCCTCTGGCACTGTGTGTTCGACTCACACCGTCTCCACCAATTTTGGACTTGATGTGTCAATTGCCTGCTGCTGGCATGAAATTCCCTAACAGCATAGGGGAAAGAAGTGGGTTAGATTCCCATTGTTGTCCACCATTCCATGGTCTCAAAGTGTTCATGGACGCACGTAGCACTGTCACTGCTAAAGAGGGGGATCGTTACCCCCTGGGACCGCCAGTTTTAGGATTCTTTCAGCAACTTTAAATCTTTTTGGAATAAAGAAAAAGCGAATCCTGTTGATTTTGGAGATACTATGAAAGTTTATATCGGTAAACATGTTGATTGGTTTGGTCCATATCAACTAGCTGAGGCTCTGTGTTTCTGGGCTAAAGATGTTCAGGATGAATATGGTTTCAAACGCAAACCTGAATGGGTGCATAAGTTTGGTGAGTTTCTTGCTCATGGCTTTGCTCCCGAGGAAGATAATAAACCACGTAGACTCCGTAGAAACAAAGATCGTCCTGAGACTTTCTTGTATAAGTTTTTGAATTGGGTTCATTCTAAGAAGAAGCGAATCCATTATGTAAAGATTGATAAATACGATTGCTGGAATATTGATAGCACTCTTGCTCCCATTATTCTGCCATTGTTGAAGCAACTTCGTTCGAATCGTATGGGTTCAGCGTATGTTGACCTCGATGATGTACCAGAAGATCTTCGTCGTATCAGTCATCAAGATTATGATAGTCAAAAAACATTTGACTTCTACCACGAAGATAAGGTAGAATATGATTTAGTAGAGAAGCGTTGGAGTTATGTGTTGGATGAAATGATTTTTGCATTCGAACATAAGATTGACGATTCTTGGGAAGATGAATTTCGTAGTGGCGAGTTTGACACTTACATGGAACCCTGTGAGTTCGATGATGAAGGTAAACCAAAACTATATAAAATGATGCATGGTCCTGATCATACATATGAGTGTGATTATGAAGGTATGCGAAAAGTGCATGATAGAATACAAAATGGTTTCAGACTGTTTGGTAAGTATTACCAAAATCTCTGGGACTAAAGATAATGCCTCGTTAACTCAGCGGTAGAGTAGCTCCCTTACAAGGAGACGGTCGGCGGTTCAATCCCGTCACAAGGTACCAAATTATTGCGGGATAGGGGAGTCTGGTCGTCCCCGCTAGTCTCATAAGCTAGAGATCGTGTGGTTCAAATCCCACTCCCGCAACCAGTTTTAGAATCGGTTCAGCAACACAAAAGCATCAAACTTGTAATTTGAAAACGCAAAAAACGATTCTGTTGTTTTATTAAGGATTAATTATGGATATGGATCAAGCAGCGGTGTTTTTCGCTGGTTCAGTTTTGACGGCACTTGGATTTTTGATCTGGGTTGGCTTTGTACTTTTGATTAATAACCTTGTACACAAATACTGGAAGAGTTGGGGTTGGACATGGACAAAGATGTATCCAGAACAACAACCAATTAGATTCATGACTGATGAAGAGGCTGCTAAAGTTGAGCCTGTATTGAAAAAGAAATAATCCGTGTGTAGCGCAGTCTGGTAGCGCATCTGGTTTGGGACCAGAGGGTCGCAGGTTCGAATCCTGCTACACGGACCAAATTCGTACTATATAGAAGTACAATGCGGATGTGATGGAATTGGTATACGTGTTGGTCTTAGAAGCCAAATTTTGTGGGTTCGAGTCCCACCATCCGCACCAATTAATTTTATGGAGATTTATTAATGCGTAGAGATAAACGACGTAAGTCCTTTGGTTTGACTGTTATCGTTGAAGATGGTAAATTTGAAAAAGCCATGCGCTTGTTCAAGAAGAAGGTTGATGACACTGGTTTGTTGAAAGAAGTTCGCGACCGTGAAGCCTATGTTAAACCGACTATCCGTCGTAAACTTGCCAAAAACGCAGCTCGTCGTCGTTGGCAAAAGTATCTAGAGTCGCAAACTCTCCCGACAAAGAATTATTAATCAATATTCCCCGATAGCTCAGCGGTAGAGCAGTTGACTGTTAATCAATTGGTCGGTGGTTCGATCCCACCTTGGGGAGCCAAATTTAAATTGAAGGATATTATGTTTCCATTAGGTACAAACGTTTACATTGCAGAAGTTAAAAAAGAGAAAAAGACAGCATCAGGTATTATCCTTGATGGTGCTAACTCTGTAAGTGAAACTAAGTTTGCTGAAGTATTGGCAATTGGTTATGATGTTAAGAAGGTTCGTGTTGGTGATCGTATCGTTCTCAACTGGTCGAAGTGTTTCCCAGTTAAGGTAAATGATATTGAACGTGCTATCATCGCTGAAGAACATATTCTGGCAGTGGCACCTGTAGAAGAATAAAGATTTGCCCTTTTAGCTCAGTTGGTAGAGCAGCACATTAGTAATGTGAAGGTCGCGTGTTCGAATCATGCAAGGGGCACCAAAGGATAATTATGGTAGCAAAGAATGATATCACTGGAGATTCAATCCAGTCTAGAGGTAATTCAAAAGCATATCAGGAAAATCTAGATAAGATCTTTGGTGATAAGGCTGAAGAGAAAGAAAGAAAAGCCAGAGAGAAGGCTGAGTATTTTGCTAGACTCAATGCTGAATATGAAGATAAGTTGACAAGATACAACGAGGAAACTCAAGAGGTCTTGAAAGGTAAATAATGCTTGCTAAATTGAAAGAGTCTCATCAGCTATTCTATACTCCGTTGTGGAAGTATGAATATGTTGATTGGAAACAAGATGAACCATTTCTAGTTGAGTATTTCACTAGAGATGAACATTATCTTTCAAATCGCGAGAAAAATGGTCTTCAAATCACTAGAGCAAACCTACACAAAGACCCTAAGCTGAAGAAGTTTAATGACTTCATCATAGCTTGTGCAGAAGATGCGATGGATAAGATGGGATATGTTCCTAAGTGTGGTATCACCAGCCTTTGGGCAACTCGTCAACGTCAAGGTGGTTTTCATCATAGACACCACCACGTGAACAGCTTCTTAGGTGGAGCGTTTCACTTATTTGATATTGATGAATGTGCGTCTGGTACAGTCTTTCACAATACAGAGACTGCTAAGTATGTTATACAACCAGCTGTACAGGAAGGTAAAGAACAAATGTTCTCGCACTATAAGGTAATGGAGTTCGATCCTGGACACTTACACTTATTCCCTGCGTGGGCAATGCATGATACGATGCCGTCACAAAGTCGTTATCGTATTGTAGTAGCAACAAATATCATGCCGATTGGTATGACAAACAAAGACCACTTTGATCGGTATAATTATCCTGATACACAGGATATGGTATTGAAAGAGTATGAAGGATAATGAGTCGCTAGTTCCAATTGGCAGAACGATGGTCTCCAAAACCATATGTTGGGGGTTCGAATCCCTCGCGGCTCGCCAAATAATATGACAGGTTATATTGCATTTTTATTTTTTTGGATTGTTTTTGGATTATTTTATCTCACAAGAGATAAATCCAAAGATGAAGAAAACTCAGCGCACTTTTATCATCACTGATGACTGACCATTTTATTACATGTTCCTTATTGAGGAAACAAAAACAAGTTGTGTTTGATTACACAAAAAATCCATGTAGTATAATCTTCACAGTTTCTGTAATTGTTGATAAAATCAGAACAAAGAAAGTTTGTACTGCTGTTTTTAAAATGAGTAAGAATGATACATGGTATCCTCATCACATAGAAGTGATTGAAGGGTTCAAACGTAAAGGGATTGCTTCTATCATGTATGATATAGTTCAAAGCGAAATTAGCGGGAAACTAATTCCAAGCGATGAACAAAGCGATGAAGCAAAAGCGTTTTGGAAAAACAGATTAACATAATTTATGACTGAAACTCACAAAAGAACAATCGTTAGAGCAGTATCATATCGCATAGTTGCACTATTAATTACTGCTCTATGGACTGGTCTTGGTGATGCGATAGTCATTCATTTAATACTTACTGCAGTTCACTATTTCTTTGAGAGATTGTGGCTGCGTGTAAAATGGGGTAAAACCTAAACATTGCGTGGATAGTATAGCCTGGTTATTATTCGTGGTTGCCAACCATGAGACAGGGGTTCGAATCCCCTTCCCCGCACCAATTTTTTAGCAGAGGTAACAGTGAGGTAAAATCATGAGAAAACTAGACATTGACGAAGTTAAAGCGTTCATCGAAGCACAAAGTCCCGAAACAAAAATCTACATTGGCGGTGACTCTGAACGATTCCTGATCGGAAATGACTGGTACGCAGATTATACACTTGCTGTTGTAGTTCACATTGACGGAAAGCATGGAGCTAAAGTCTTTGGTGAAGTTCAAAGAGAACGTGACTGGGACCAAAAGAAAAACCGTCCACGTATGCGTTTGATGAACGAAGTTTACAAAATCGCAGAATTATACCAAAAGCTACACGATGTGTTGGAAGACCGTCAAGTAGAAATTCACTTGGACATTAACCCAAATGAAAAGTATGGTTCAAGCTGCGTTGTTCAAGAAGCTGTTGGTTACATTCGTGGTATGTGCAACGTTGTTCCTATGGTTAAGCCAAAGGCATTCGCTGCTTCTTACTGCGCCGACAGACTAAAACACATCATGAGCCACCAAAAGGCTGCATGAAAATAATACTTGACTTTAATTCAGAAGTCAGGTATAATTAATGTATGAATTGGGATGAATACAGCATAGTAAACTACTATGACTAAAGAGTAGCCCACGCACAGGAGGAAACATCGTAAGGTGTCAATTTTGTGGGCTAGGTTGGTAAAGACTATTGCATGCTCTTATGCCTTGTGAACCCTATTAGGATTCAGATAGTTACACCCGAATGTGTACCGAGTTGCCGTAACTTGTACGGATATGCCAGCGAACTGGACGATTCTCGTGGGGTTTACCGAAAGGGGCACGATGGTTTAAGCAACCAAAATTATCAACCCGATCATCCCGTTGTTTAAATTTTACTTGACTTTAATTCAGAAGTCAGGTATAATTAATGTATTGAGTAAGGTTAGGTTCAGCAAACACTCATAGCTAGGCAGAAATGCCACTACGACTGGTCGCTTTCAACCCGATGTATGCTGGAGCCTGTATGGGCTTTGAAGGTGTATGTCATATGGGCATGCGACGAAGTGAGTTTCGAGTTCTCACTTAAAATAAAAAGAAGGAAACTAACCTGTTGTTTGACTTAGGCTTCGTTGCCTGTAATTGGAGATGTAATATGAATACTTTTGTTTCAGCCGTTCAAAATCAAGAAGCACGCACTACTAACGGCATGCGTGCCCGTCAGTCTACTGCCAATGCGTGTGTAGACCTTTTCTTCAAAATCGGAGCTTCACGTGGTAAGGACATTACCAAGGACTTCGTTGCAGCTTATGTTGAGAACCGTGAGATCGCTCTGCGTATCGCACAATGGGTTCGCGACGTTCGTGGTGGCGCAGGTGAACGTGAAATCTTCCGTCAAATCCTAAAGTACCTAGACAAGCACCACCCAACTGATGCAGCTTTGCTGTTGATGAAAGTACCAGAAATTGGTCGTTGGGATGACATCTTTGTTGTAGAAAACAAAGAGAACAAGTATAAGGCATTCGCCATGCTTGGTGACGCTCTGCGTGCTAAGAACGGTCTGGCTGCTAAGTGGACACCTCGCAAGGGTGATCTAGCTGTTGAGATCCGTAACTTCTTTGGCATGTCGCCAAAGTTCTATCGTAAGTCCTTGGTTGAATTGACTAAGGTTGTTGAACAAGACATGTGTGCAAAGAACTGGGACACAATCAACTTCAGCCATGTTCCATCTCTGGCTCACTCTCGTTACAAGAAGGCATTCTTCCGTAACACTCAAGAGTATGCCAAGTATGTTGCCGAACTGACTAAGGATCCAAAGGATCGCACAGTTCAAGTCAAAATCAATGCAGGTGCGGTTTATCCATACGATGTGTTGAAGGGTGTTATCGGTACATACCGCAGCAACTTCAATGCAACTGAATTGGGTGCGATGCAAGCGCAATGGGATGCTATGGAAAACTTTGTTGGTGACGCTAACGTGTTGCCACTGGTTGACGTATCAGGCTCTATGTCTTGCCGTGCTGGTGGTGCGAAGTCTAACTCCGCAACTACTTGTATGGATGTTGCAGTTTCTCTTGGTCTGTATATCGCAGACAAGAACAAGGGTAAGTTCAAGGATACATTCCTGACTTTCTCTTCTTCTCCAGAACTGTTGCACTTGAAGGGTAACATTGTTCAGAAGTGCCAACAAATGGTTTCTTCTAACTGGGGTATGTCTACTGACTTGGTTAAGGCGATGGAGAAAATCCTGAGCACTGCTAAGAATGGTAACGTGCCACAAGAAGAAATGCCAGAAATGTTGTTGATCATGTCTGACATGCAATTCAACCAATGCGCTCGTTTCGACGACTCCGCAATGCAAATGATTGCACGTAAGTTTGAAGCTGCAGGATACGAACTGCCAAAGATCGTGTTCTGGAACCTAAACGCTGCGGACAATGTCCCAGTGAAGTACGATGCTTCTAACGTGGCATTGATCTCTGGCTTCAGCCCACAGATCATGGTATCTGTTCTGGGTGGTGATACTGAAAAGTTCACTCCAGAAGCTATCATGATGAAGGCTATCGGTGTAGACCGATATGCCCTTGCCTAATACCTAGTCGCTTAGGGACGGGCGCATTGTCTGGTGTGCGTAATCACCAGACACCATAATTCAATATACTTTTCGTCATACTAGCAGGCATAGCCAGCCGCAGCAAGACCTAGTGCGTTAAGGGAGTCATGACCCATACAAGAGAGAGGTAATGGTTACAGAAGGTGACATCTTCTGGGAGTGTATTGAATTATGGTAACCATATAGCAGCACACTGAGCTTGGAAGTCGTACTCCGAGTTGTTTCAGATAAAAATAGTTTGATCTTGTTAGCATGATCAAAATAATTGGCAGTGTGTTCCTATATGGTATTATGCGGGATTGGTGTTCAATGGTTAGCATGTGAGTCTTCCAAACTTGAGGTACGAGTTCGAATCTCGTATCCCGCTCCATAGTTTGACTTGTTTTATTTTTAAGGTGATTTGATGTCTTATTTCATTCGTAATGGTAACAACTTCCGTATCGCTGCTGAAGAAGCACTCGATATTCAAACGGTTCTCCCCGTTGGAAACTACACTGTCAAGTTCAATGACATGGGTGGCTTTTTCTTTCTAGAAATGGTTGACCAATTTAAACAAGTCCCAAAGCTGTACGGTGATACAACTAAGAATGCTTCACGCATTATCCGTACATATCTCGACCGAACTGTATCCACTGGTGTAATGCTCACTGGTGAAAAGGGTTCTGGTAAATCTCTGCTAGCAAAAACTCTTTCAATCGAGGCTGCGTTGCTAGACATTCCAACCATCATCATTAACGATCCTTGGGTTGGTGACAATTTCAATAAATTCCTGCAAGACATCGAACAACCTTGCGTCATTCTCTTTGATGAGTTTGAGAAGGTTTACGATAACGAACACCAAGAGAAAGCACTGACGTTGCTTGATGGCGTGTTCCCTTCACGCAAGCTGTTTGTTATCACATGTAACGATAAGTGGCGTGTCAACGAACATATGCGTAACCGTCCTGGTCGCATCTACTACATGCTGGACTTCAAGGGTCTTGACCCACAGTTCATCCGCGAGTACTGCGAAGACGCACTGGAAGACAAACAATACATCGACAAGATCGTTGAGATCTCTGCGTTGTTCGAGCAATTCAACTTCGACATGCTGAAGGCATGCGTGGAAGAAATGAATCGTTACGGTGAGTCTCCACAAGATGCATTGAAGATGCTGAACGCAAAGCCTGAGTTCAACAACAACGGCAAGTTCGAGTGTCAACTGATCGTGCACGGTGAACCTGTCAAGGATCAAAACGTGCGCACTGAGTGGCACGGCAACCCTCTGTCTGGTACTATCGGCTTTGACTTCTACTCTAAGAACAACTATGGCTTCACTGGTCAGAATGATGACGACTGCGTGGCTCTTGCTGCTGATGAAGACGGTGAGTTCTGGAATGAAATCTACTTCAACCCCAACCACATCGTGAAGGTTGACGCTCAGGCTGGTAAGTTTACATACCAGAAGGATCATGTGTTCTGTGTCTTGACTCGCAAGAAAGAACAAGGCTACAACTACTTGGCATTCTAAGGAGATAGATATGGACTTAGCATTATTGGTTTATGGTATCTCTTTGTTGAATGGTATCGGTGCCTTCTTCTTCATGACAGCGTTTGCTTCTGGCGCAGGTTTATTTTTCTTCGCTATGTGGAAGTTCACTGAGACTGATGAGCGAGTCTACCACTCTGACAAAGAAAACAAACGACGTGTAGAAAATGGCGTGATGTGCATAAAGTGGATGAAGACCTTTTGCATCACAGGTCTTATCTCTGCGTGGTTATTGATTCTGATTCCAACTGAGAAGACTGCATACACTATGGTTGGTGCATACGCTGCTCAAAAGGTTGCTGAGAACGATAAGGTTCAAGCGATGTCTGGTAAGGTTTTGACTATCATCGAACAAAAGCTGGATGGTTATATTGAAGATGGTATCAAGGCTGCTGAAGATAAGGTTGAAAGTGGAAAGAAAAACAAATCGCGATGATTACTTTGTAATCCATTCGACTATGCCCTCTGGCTTTGAATGTAAGATTCCAGCCAGAGGTTATAATCTAAAGTCATGGCTTGCGTTTGAGGATAAATTGAACGCTACATACTATTATGAGCAAACTACCAAGGCTGTTTACGAACACTTGGTGTTTGGTGATCCGAACGCTGTTATTGATACGGAGGATGATGATGAGCCAAGAGCAAGTAAAGGTAAAGCACTCAAAGAGACTCCTACAAAAAGAAAACCACGTGCGAAAGCAAGCGAAGATTCTGAAGGAGTATCAAAGCCCAAGCGACAAACTGCTAAAAGAACCACATCGACTAGCAAAGCGAAAGGCAATGAATTGCGGAAACCCGCAGTGCCTAATGTGCGGAAACCCAAGAAAGACGTTCAAGGAACTAACAATCCAAGAACAAAGGCAGCACCAAGAACTAGAAATAGCAAGAGCAAGACACAGTAATGGTACTGTTGTCGATGAGATTGAAGTTTACTTACAAGTGAGGAATGGCTAATGAGCATGGAACAATGGAAAGCCGATCGGCTAATGAAGAAAGCAAAGAAGGGTGCTCGCAAAGCACTTGAGAAACAAGGGCATCACCGTAAGACTGCTGCCAAGTTGGTCAATGCTGCTCTGAAGCGTATTCATACTCAACAAGAGTCTGATCGCGAAGAATGAGATACTACTCATACATTATATCAGATGATGATATAGAAATTACCAAACTCGTCTATTCGGAGAAAGAAATCCTAGACGAGTTTTGGTTACATTGGTCTAACGAAATGAAGGGTAATGGCTTTGCCAACCTGATCAGTTATCAAGCATGTATTGATGATTGGTGTACTATGCGTTGGGCAACTAGGGAAGATGTGTATAAGTTTAAGAACGGATATGATGGTAAAGACTTTGTCATCAATGAGTTCAACTTTCAAGACCCAACGTTCAACCTAGCAACTGTTGTATGCTTGAATGATAGTTCGGTTGTGATTGATAGATATGTTAATTTGAGTTTAGAGATGGAGAGAGCAGATGTTTAATATTTTCAAAGTTAAGAAGTTAGAAGCACAGATTGAAGCGTTGAAGGCTGACTTGAAGCGAGCACGCGAGTCTGCTAATCGTGACGTAATGCAAGATTGTCATGAGTGTGACTTTGTTATTGATTGGACTAACCTAGACGCATTCTCTGTTGAACGTCATGGTGGACCAAAGACCGCATATACCATCATCGGTTACTATGTACATCACGCTGATAAAACAAAGTCAGTTGATGAATGGAAGTTCTTCTGCTCTCAAGAACAACATGATAAATTAGCACAGGAATTTAGAGATGCAATTACCACAAAGAATAATTCTGCCGTGCGGTAATGCGGCAGTTCTAAGCGAAAGAGAGAACGCATACCGTTGTAACTTTTGCTATGAGATGATTGGTTCAGCTGATGAACCAGAACAATGTAAATTGAAACGTGAACAGGCAGAGCCTTTCAAAAACGACTATTGGATGAATATAAATGACGACCCAGAACAGCACTGAAATTAAAAGCACATTGACTGATGAACAGATTGTAACAATCGCACGTAAGATTGATACATTTATTTTAGAGATCGGTAAAGAGTATCAACCAAATGGAGTAGAGTTCTCTGCCATTGCTCTTGGTCGTTTGATGGTATTCACTCAACAAGTTGGTTGCTTTAATACCTTTCAAGAGATGATGGGTGAAATCTGTAAGATGAGCGAACCAGACTTTCTCTCAAAGACAGAAGATGTCCAGTGAACTTAAATGTTACTGTTATAACTGTAACAAAGACCGAATGGTCGGCGAGGCTTGTGGGTTTAAACTCCCATATGTAATGACTCGAATGATTGTATGTCCAACTTGTGGTAACAAACGCTGCCCTCATTCTACCGACCATAATTTAGCATGTACTGGTTCTAACGAGCCAGGACAACCAGGAAGTAGATACTAATGATTGCAACACTATCACAATACTCGAAGCATAAGGATGGAACCTATGTTTCAATGGACTTAACTCAAGGGTGCAAAGATATCCTAGACCATTTCGTTGAGACTAATCTAGGTTTGACCGAGCGAGTTGACAAATCAACATACCATATTACTGTAATCTATTCACGTGCACCAGTACCATCAGCTGAGCAATACGTTGGCACTGAGTCTGCCATCCAAGCACGTGTTACAGGCTATGAAGTATTCCCTACAAAGAACGACGGCAAGTGTTTGGTGATGCGTTTGGACTTTCCATTCGCCAACCTATTAAACAAGCAATTGACCGCTGAGGGTGCCACCTCTGACTATGATACATACAAGCCACATATGACCATTGCGTATGATATCACACAACAGATTGATCCAGAGACTCTACCAACCCCACAATTCCATTTGAACTTTGGTCCTGTGAAGGTTGAGCCGTTAGATCCTGTATTCGTTCCAAAGAACAAGGAATAACATGTACCACGAACCAGATTTTCAAACATACGATTATACGATCGGTGGTAAGCTGGTCGTTGGTAGAGCAGTCCTTGCTGAATCGTATCAAGATCTAATGATGAGCGACAAAGAAGCTCGTCAACAAGTCAAAGAGAAGCTCATCTCTGATATGGCTCAATACATGTTAGAGAATAACCTTGTTGAGTTTATGCAGCAGAAGAACGTGGACATGACAACAACTGTTGTAGTTCGTGCTTATTTGGCACCAAACAACGAGATAAAGATTCTAAGATTAGCAAATAAGATTGTATGAAGTATTACACCATTGTATTCCCAGGAGAGTACGGGCAACATGTTCAAGAGACATGGAGCACTGATCAGATTCTAAAATCATATTATCCTTATTGGTGTGGTATGATGATACAGAACGTTGCTGCTCCCGATCTATCAGAAGTTAATTGCATTGACGATTGGATCACCGTTCACTGGGCAATGGAAACTGATCAATTTGGAAATAAGTTATGTCAGAATACATCCAACAATGCATAATCGCTGCGGTTTATAACCTTACGATTCTCTTTCTATGTACAACTTTAGTACTCTTTTTTGGGTTTAGCCCTTGGTGGTATCTGGGAGCCGTCCTACTGTTCGCCAGCTGTAAAAAAGATCAACAAAACGCTTGACTTTAATTCAGATCAGCGGTATAATTACTGTATTGATTAGGAGAAAAGTATGTCGTTCGAAACTAAGGTTCTTGAAGTTGCCACTCCCCACCTCGCTGCTGGCGAGTCCGCTTACTTTTTCAACGGGACGTTGTTCATTGATGGCGTTGAGCGTACATCGCGAAAGATCTTCTCTGATATCATGATGAAGATTACACCCATGGTCAAAGTCTCCAAGACTGGTCCAGAAGAATTTGCTATTGATTTTGTTTGAGGTGCTGATATGAGTTTCAATGGATATGATACCGCTGAAGAAGCTATCCAAGCTGGCATCGATGCTGGTGG